TTTCTTGTGGAAAAAACAGCTCCACATTTTCAACAACCCAACACATGAACACCACACTGCTCCTAGTCCTCCTCGCCCTCTGCGTCTCCATCATTGGCGTTATCGCCCTCGGTGGCGACTGGGCCAACAAGAACCTCGACGAAGCCAACCGCGGAAAGCCCCGCGATTTTCTTGCCCCTAAGCCCATGCCTGCGATTAGGTCACGCCCTAAAAAGCGCGCCCGCAACGGAGGCCGCAAGTGAGCCCCGATAAGTTTTGCAGCGGCACCTATTTAGCCAACCGCGCCGCCGATGGGCGCGACTACCCCGAGCAAGCACCGCTGCGCTGGCAGTCATACGACGCAAACGGCGAACCGCTTTGCGCCCTGCCAGAAGACCAGCCGGCGCCCGCGCCAATGAATGCTTGGGCGACTCTTGCCCCACTTACTTTTCACGAGGCTGCTCTTAGCATCGTGAGATCCCACCACATCAACACGGAGAACCTATGAACACAGACAGATCCACAGTCAGCATAAACGAAGGCCCAGCCATTGACGCAGGGCGCTTCAGCGAGATCGCAAACGCGCTGTCCCGCCCTCGCCACATCCTTCAAACAATCCTGGCCCTAACTAACGAGGCCATCGCAAATCAGATTGAGGAGGTTGAGGCCGCAGCCGCGGAAGCTGCTGGCGACACCGACGACGACAAACCCGTCGTGGCAAAACTCTCCTTGGCCATCTCGTGGCCGGCGGGCGAGCCGATCCCAGAGGTGACGGTTAAATCGTCATACTCGGTCAAGCGCACCAACGAGGCTACGGCTCTTGCCGATGGCGATCAAGGCAAGCTGCCGTTTGGCGCAGGGGAGGGCGAAAAATGAGTTTAACAATTACCAAAGGCCCGCGAAAGTCCGCTGTGCGAGCCGTAATTTACGGCGTCGAAGGGGTGGGTAAATCCTCGCTCGCCGCGCTCCTTCCCGAGCCGCTATTCCTCGATCTCGAAGAAGGCACCCACCAGCTCGACGTTGCCCGTTCAAGCGTGGACACGTTCGCCGGGCTGCAATCGGCGCTTGCTCAGCTCGCGGTCAATACGGACGGCTACAAGACCGTCGTGATCGACTCCGCCGACTGGTGCGAGCGACTTGCCGCCGAGGCGCTGCTAAAAAAGCAGGGCAAGAAGTCCATTGAGGACTTCGGCTTTGGAAAGGGACACATCATGCTGGCCGAGGACATGGCCCGCACGCTTGCCGCCTGCGATACCCTTATCGGCCACGGAGTAAACGTGGTCTGGGTCGCCCACGCCAAGACGGTCAAGGTGTCTCCGCCAGATATGGTGGACGGCTTTGACCGCTACGAGCTCAAGCTGCACAAGCAGACCGCGCCTCTCTTTAAGGAGTGGGCCGACTTGCTGCTATTCGCTAACTACGAGACCTCGACCATTAAGGGCAACGACGGGCGGGTGAAGGGTGATGGCGGCAAACGCCGCGTCCTTATCTCCGAGCGCGCCGCGGCATGGGACGCAAAGAACCGCTACGGATTGCCGGAAATAATGCCAATGATCCACAACGAGCTTCCGCCTGAGCTCGCCGCGATCTTCGCCGGTAAGATGACGCCTCGCGCACCCGCTCCAGTGGCTGCTTTTGAGCCCGCTCCGGTCTTGGTGCCGGTGGCGTTGGCTACGCCTCAGCAAATCGCCACGCTCACCACCTACGGAAAGACCTCGGTCTGCGCCAAGATCATCGACGCTGCGCTGGCCCACTACGGGCAGATCAGCCCGTCCGACCTGACCACCGAGCAAGCCGCGAAGGTCATCACTCGTTGCCAGGAGGAAATGAACAAGCCCGCACCAGCAGCGAAGCCCACCGGCCCGCTCGCCACCGCAGCCGCTCCGTTCGTCTGGCCCGCTCCTTTTGCGGAATGGCTGGCTGCAAACGAGGAGCAGGTAAACCCATTCCTAATTGGTAAGTTTTGGATCAACGCCGGCCAGACTTGGCGTGACCTCAGCGCCGAGCGCGCCGAGTCGCTTATCCAACGCGAGGCAGCGTTTGCGGCATCGGCCAAGATCCCAGCGCGTGGAGGTGTAGCGTGAGAGTGCTGACTGAAGAGCAGAAGGCGCGGCGGCAGGTAACTCTTGCCGCGTGGCGAAAAGCCAATCCTGAAAAGGTGAAGGCGGCGACTGCCGCGTGGCGAAAAGCCAATCCTGAAAAGATGAAGGCAACGATGGCCGCATGGCAAAAAGCCAATCCTGAAAAGGTGAAGGCGAAGGCTGCTAAGTGGCAAAAAGCCAACCCTGAAAAAGTTAAGAGGCGAAAGGCCGCATGGCAAAAAGCCAACGCTGAAAAAGTTAAGAGGCGAAAGGCCGCATACTACAAAGCCAACGCTGAAAAGTTAAGGGCGGGGATTGCCGCATGGAAAAAAGCCAACCCTAAAAAGGTTAAGGCGCAAAGTCGCCGATCCCGTCAGCACGCCCACCTCTGCGAGCTACAAACCACAATCGCGGCCATCCAGAAGGTCGCTGCCACCGCACAGAAACAAATCTCAGCCCAGATCCAAAAATGAAAACACAAATTGAAATACACAACGCCCTCCCCGACAGCGTAGAGAGCTTCCTTACGCTGCTACAAGGCAGCGCCAACACGCTGCTCCAAGCCGCGCAAATGCTCGTTCGCCTCAAGGAGAACGACCCGACCATCATCGAACAGGTGGTAAGTGCAGGCGCATCACCGCGCCTCGTCGGTGATCTGCTCCGCGTCGGCGAGGGCAGTCTCAACCCGAGCCTGCTGTTCGACAACTCCGCCGCTGCCAAGAAGGTCAAGCAGTTGCCCGTATCCGCTCAGACCGAGATCATCAAGCGCGGTGCGGTGGAGGTGGTGATGGGCGGCAGCGAGGCCGACACCATCATGGTGCCGCTCCACGCCATGAGCCCGGAGCAGGTGAAGCAGGCGCTCGGGCCTACTGGTCAGCAAAGCCGAGCTGACCAGCTTGCCTACATCCGCCGCAACTCCCGCCAAGCCGGACCCGACATCGACCAGCCCGCCTATCTGGCGCGCAAGGATCGTCTGATCATCAACCGCCCGTGCGAGCTGAGCCGCTTGCAGGTCATTCGGTTGCTGGAGGAGATGTCGTGAGCGCCCCTATTACCCTCACTGGCATCGGCGACGCCCAGATTGAAATCGCCATCAGCTCCCACGCGCTGCGCTCCGAGGCGCTGACCCGCGCTCAGGCCGTTCTTACGGTCGGTGATGCGATGGATGCCGCCGAGGCGTCCGACGCCCTACGCCTCCTCACCCAGCTTTCCAAGCAGGTCGAGGCGGCACGGGTCGAGGTCGGAAAGCCGGTTCTTGAGCTTACCCGCAAGATCAACGCCACCGCCAAGGATTTCATCGGCGAGGTGCTGGAGGAAAAGGCCCGCCTTGAGGGCATCCTCGGCACGTTCCAAGCCGGACAGGAACGCAAGGCCGACGCCGCTCGTCGGCTGGCGCAGGACGAGGCCAATCGCTTCGCCGCTGATGCCGCCCGAGCCCAGCACGCAGTCGAGAGGGCGGTCAGCGCCACCGAGATCGAGCGGAGCCAGCAAGCCGCAGCCGAGCTTGAGGTAAAGGCTATCGAGGCCCGCGTGGCGGTTGCTGCTATCGCTGCGATCAAGCCCGAGGGCGTTGCGCTTCGGCAGGCATGGAAGTTCGAGGTCGTGGACATCAACGCGCTCTTTAAGGCGCGCCCCGACCTTTGCGTCATTGAGCCCAACAATTCCGGTATCCGCGCCCAGATCCCACACAACCAATCTTTGCCAGGTCTCCGCATTTGGCAGGAAGCCAAAGCTAGCGTCCGTAACTAATTCAACGCCCAACCCAACACTACCATGTCACAACATCCAACTGGCCGATTCACGGCCCTTGTTCAAAAAGCCGAAGTCGGCGAATCCACTAAGAAGGGAACGCCTGGCGTTTTCTTCTCCTTTAAAACCAACGAGGGCCAAATCGACGGCACGCTCTGGCTTTCCGAGAAACCCTACGAGCGCAGCCTTAACACGCTCCGCGAGTGCTTCGGATTTAACGACGACTTCGCTTCTCTCGCCACTCAGGCCGAGGGCCGCGAGGTTTCCATAACGGTTGAGACCGAGACCGACGAGAAAGGAAAAGACTGGTCGCGGGTAAAATGGATCAACGCGATCCGCTCAGCCGCAGCCAAACCCGTCGCCGGCGGAATGCTGGCCCGCCTCTCCGCTCAGGCAAAGGCGATTGCCAAGCCCGCCGGGATGCCTGCGCCACAGCCCGCCAAACCTAAGCCCGCTCCCGCTCCCACAGCAATCAACGACGGCGACGTGCCTTTCTAATGACCACTAAACCCAAAACCACCCGCCGCCTGGCGAGCGGGCTTAACGCACCAAAGCGCGTCACCGAAGCGAGCCTCTCCCGCGAGATCGCCGAGGGCGCGAAGTTCTTTTGGTCTTCCCGTGGCGGCAACCCGAACGCCGCGTTCTGCCGTCCTCGATTCAACTCCAAATGAAATCCTCCCTTGCTCATAAGTTCAACCGCGCCGAAGCCCTTGGGTGGTCGCGCTCCATGCCCTC